CGCTGTTCTCTCACTTCGGCCTCGCCCAGTTGGCGGGCCAGCTCGGCACGCTCGGCGGCCGACAGCTTGCTGATGTCGATTGTCTGGTTCATTGTTTTTATTATTTTAAAAAGGGTTTTCTATATCTTTATTCAACTTTATACAATCGTAAATTCAACTAATTCGGAGGAGAAAATATCAAGTGTTCGCTGTTTGCCTTTAGGTAAAACCGTAACTCTTGGATTACCCAGATATCCGAAGAGGTATTGTTGGTATCGGTTAATAACCTCAAACCGTTTCCCGTCTTTCTCGATAATCATCCCTTTCCAAACAGGCTTTCCATTAGAATCAACCAGCCATTTGTCCAGAAAAGATTCCTCCAGTTGGGCTATCTTCTGTTTTAAAGGGGCAATCTGTCTCTTGTAAGAATTTTCAAAGACTTCAATTTCTGAATAAATAGCCCGAACATCTTTCGTGAGTTGTTCGGCATCCGCTATGCGATTGTTATGTTTTTCGTTTGATTCTTTCATTTTTACAGCTCTTTTAATTCATATTCTTTTTCCGTGATGGCCGCATCTACGGCTTCGACAAATTTTTGCCGCAGAATATCCGGCATTACCAAACCGTCGTTACTCCATCTCTTAGTATCGGGCGAAAGAAAACTCCACCAATGAGAGGATTCTTTTTCAGTCGCATCTTTGATGTCATGCAGCCGATCTATTTCGTCCAGCAGATTTTTGGCTCTTTCTGCTTTTTCCTTTTCCATGTCTTTTTGTTGATTTATTGGTTATTGTTCTACGATATCGTCTATCTCACATTCCCAATCCTATTAGCCAAACAACATCGGGTTCAGCTCGTAGTTACTTATTAAAATCTCCGTCTTACGTTTCGCCTTTGTTAAATTAGCGACTTTGAGAGGCATATCTATCTTTTCAACGTGCCATTTATTCACGGCAACAAAGTACCGGAGTGTCTGGCACCAAAAATTAGATAAGATGAACTTTCCTTTAATGCCCTGCAGGAGGGTGAGCAGTTGAAACAATTCTTCATGAGTATATCCACGGTAATGACCTTGAGTACATCCGGGATAAGGTGGATCGAGATAGAAAAGTGTTTCCGGCGTATCTCTTTGCCTTATCACCTCCAGTGCGTCCCTGCAGGATATCTGTACTTCGGCCAGACGTGAACGGAGGGTTTCGTTAAACTCTGTACGCTTGTTCCGCATAAATACTCCGGTATGGCTTCCTGCCAAACCGTTACACCATTTCCAGCCTCCGTGCATGCTTCCAGAAAAAGAGCCGTTCGTTATCACCCACACAGACCAAGCGATTTCAAGTTCTCCGGTCGAAACTCGACCGTTATAGAAATCCTTTGCCTTTAGGTATTCTGTTTCCGAATGAAGAGTATTCTCTACCAGGCAGCGCAATTCGTCAAAATGTTCTTGCGCCTGCCGGTAGAAAGTTATCAATCTATCATTCTTGTCGTTTATTACCTCAAGATAACTTTTAGGCTTTTGGAAGAAAACAGCACCGCCACCAAAAAACGGTTCGCAATAAATCTTATGTGCCGGCATCATAGATATAATTTTGGTTGCCAGATGCTGCTTACCTCCGTAGTATGTGATTGGGGTTCTCATTTGATTCCTTTCTTGTTTGTTTTTAGCTTGCTCCCGACATCAATGTCGGGAGCAAAAGTTCATTATTTTATATTAATGAGCCGGCCACGTGTTGCAAGGACGCCACCGCTTGCCGTATGCATGCCGTATGCAACGTCGCGCCGGCTCCTGTTGTTCTCAGTCTACAATATACTCATCTATGCCGCTAACCATTCGGATACCTTGCATCACCTCTACACTCGTAGGGGTTACGATAGCGGTGATGTGGGGGTGGTGATTCTCACACAGGTACTTAATCAGAGGTTCGGCCGCTTCTTTCAGCCTTTCCAACTCTCTTTTCTTGTCTTCTAAGTTTTCCGTTCTCATTTTTTCATTATGGGTTTTACAAAGCCCTCCTAAGGCTGTTTTCATTATTTTAGTTTATTGGTTTATGTCATCGGCTTTTACAGCCCGGAAACCCTCATGTAATCCCCAGGAAGTTGCTCATACGGTCGATACATCGTTTCTTTTGACTGAGATTCGGATGAACATACAGGTTGAGCGTAGTCGCCACATTCGAGTGACCGAGTATGGCACTTACCGTCTTATAATCGCATTGACTTTCAACGCACCGGGTGGCGAATGTGTGCCTAAGTCCGTGAAAGACTATATGAGGAATATCCAACCGCTTCAGCAGCCTGCCGAAATAGTCGCGGTAAGAGCGCGGCTCTTTGGATTGAGTAGAAGTTCCTACCACGTATGGAGCTTGCGCTTGTTTTCTGACAGCTTTCAAAGCCTGGAAAAGTTGCTTAGAGACAGGTATCTCGCGGCAGGAATTCTTTGTCTTGGGAGAAGAATGAATCCTTTCGGTCGTCTTCGATTCGCAGTTGTATATTCTGCCCACCGTATGCTTCACGGTGATTGTTCTCTGCGCAAAGTCCACGTCTTCCCATTTTAAAGCACATACTTCGCCTATTCTCATTCCCGTGCAAAGAGCCAGCAGAACACCTATGTTCTGCGGAGTAGGCCGTTCTGTCAGATGACGCATCAATATCCGTTGATGGCTCAAGGATAAAGTGGGCAACAGGCTTTTTCCCGTGTCGGTAGGATATTCGATATCCCATTCTTCAAAAGGGCAAATCCCGTGCTTGTTCCCGTATTTGGCAACGGATTTGAGCACCGCCACCATGTCTCTGACCGTTTTCTTTGCCAATCCTTCAGCGCATTTGTTTAGCACAAATTGCTGGACATCGCATTCTGTTATCGTTTCCATCGCGCCGAATTGCGGCAACAGATGGGTTTGCAGCGTAAGCAGATAAGCGCATAGGGTAGAATGTTTCACTATCGGGCGTTTCGCCTCGCTCCAGATTCCGGCGACTTCCCGGAATGTCTTTCCATTGTTCATAATATCGGGGTGTATGGATGTTATAAATGTCTTGTCAGTATCTGATACGCGCGCTCGCCTCCTTTGCCCGCCTGCGCTGCTTATCCTTGTTTTCCTCCTTCTTCCGTGATGACGTCATACGCAGCAGCTCCAAGTCGATGTTGTCGTACCTCACATGCTCGGCACGTAGGGCGTCCAGATGGCGGTCGAGTTCCGCCGGGGTCATTGTGCCGACATTCTCAAGTATGGCGTCCTGAAGCTCGCGTATGCGGTCGGCGGATGTCTCGAAGCGGGCTGTGAGCTCCTTGAGGCGGCGGTTGCGGTCGGTGGAGTAAGTCATAGGGATTCCTCCTCTCTCTGCCCGATGATATTCCTTTCCATCTCCCGGCGGCTGTAATAGGTGTACCTCCCCTGTTTGTAGCTGTGTATCAGCCCGCGCGAGGCATACCCCTTGATGGTATTCTTGCCGCATTTCAGATAGCGGCACGCCTCGTTCTGCGTCATCATGTCGGCCATGTCGGCATCGGCCGGAAGCGTGCCGGGAAGACATTTTCCCGGCTTGGCCTTGCGGCGGAGCCCCGTCCATTGCTCCAGCCGCTCGATGCGGGCCATCAGTTTGTCGAAGTCCGCACGGCTGAGGACAACCGCGCCCGCGTCTCCCTCCGGCACCTCTTCCGCCGCTTTCCTTGCGTTGATCCTCTCCAACACCGTACTTGCATCCGGTACCAGTACCTCCATCCCGAGGTGTCCCTTCGCGAAACGGGCGGCGTCGCGCGCCGCGAAGAATACCGCCTCGTCACGCATCGCTTCGGGGGTATTCATTACATAGTGTTCAAACACCTGCCGTTCAGTCTTGCCGCTTCGCAGCACCTCCGCCATCGCCCTGCTCAGCTTGTCATTCTTGTAGCTTAAGACTTCGATGGCCTGCCTGATTTCTTCTTTCGTTCTCATATCTCCAAATTCTAAAATCTTACGTCTATTTCCTTTCTTCCCTCCTCATCCATGCCTCCAGCTGCTTCTTCGTATCCTGGAGCTCCCACAGCCTCATGGCCGTGACGTCCTTGCGCGCCTTGCTGTACCGGCGGGCCCATACGTTCAGCTTGGCCACGTTCATGCGGTACTCATCCTCGCTGTCGGAGGTAAATCCCTGATTCAGTTGCGGAATCAGGAATGACAGGTGGTATATCTCCCTGAACACCTGCCGGGCCTCGGCCGCCTGCATGGCCCGCGCCTTGTCGTCCATGGGGTTGAGACGCTCCAGCAGTTCGCGGGCTTCCTGCATGGTAAGTTCCCGGCTGCTCTCCGTGCGCCCGCTGGTGAAGTGGTGTATACACCCGTGCCGTGTCTCCGCGTCCATGCCGAGGCGGCCGAAAGTGGCGTGTAGCGCCTTGAGCTGCCCCGCCGTGATGGGTTTGTTCGTTATTGTTCTCATAATTGTTTGCTTATCGTTAAACACTCACCGCTGATCGCTAACCGTTCCTTTCTCCCCAATACTTCGCCGCCTCTTCCGGCCAGATGTTGTAATACCCCCGGGGGCCGATGAAGCGTCCTTTGCTGAATGCCCGGTAGCCCTCGACGTATATCTTCAGCGAGGCGTCGAACACCGCATCCTTGGCACTGCGTCCGGTGGGCATCCGGCCGGTGGCGTGGCTGATGAAGATCAGCAGCTTGTTCCTGTGCCGCTCCTTGAACTCGATATACTGCCGGTAGGTCATCTGCGTGTACTGGAAGGAGTCTATTACCACGAAGTCGGGCGACTTCTGCCTCTTCATCCGCAGGGAAAGCTGCTCCATGTCCTCGTTGTCGATGAGCAGGAAGCGCTTGTTCACCTCCATCATGCCGAAGCGGCGGAGCGTGTTCTGCATTGTCAGGCAGGCGCCCTCCTCCAGGCTGTCGTAAGCCACCCGCCCGAAGCGGCAAAGGTACTTGCAGAGCTGCATCACGAAGGAGGTCTTGCCGTTGCCCGTATTGCCCCAAACGAACCATACTCCCCGCCGTTCCGGCGTGCCGAACGCCTCGTGCCACTCGCCGTCGAAGTCCAACGTGTCGAACTTCATGCTCAGCATCTCGCGCACGCCCTTGGCGTTGCGGTCGAACGTCACGCTCATTGCCCGTCGCCCCCTTTCCGCTGCTCGGCTATCCGTTTCTGCGCGTGCAC